TGAGATATGTTGATTTGACAATGGTAAATAATCTATATTTTTCTATAACTTCTTTATGAAAGTTTTCCATATTACACAAAAATCTATTCTTTTTTTTCTAAATCTATTTCAGTTTGGTGATAATAGGAATGAAAATATTAAGCACTATATTGAGATAGAGTATAAACCCATTGATAGAGAATGGGCTTATACTAAGTTTAAAAGATAAAACTATAGATGTTTTTTAATAAAATTAGTTAAATAAAGTATAAAGATATCTAAATCATCTTTAAAATAAACTAATTCATCTCTTTCATTATTATCAAATGAACTAGTATAACCTTCATCTGCCATTTTAGATATATGGTCTCTAGCTAAACATAAAGAGTTAAATAACTCTACTTGGTTTTTTAATTGTTTTGTCTCTTGTTCACTTAATTTGTATTCAGTCATTATTTTTTTTCTCCTTTAATTTTTCTTCTTTTTGTTTTTTGTATCCTGCCTTATAGCCTAAGTCATAAGTTTTTTGTAATGTTCTGTGTATTTCTATAAGTTGTACTGATAAGTTTGGTTTTTTAGTCATTATATGTCTCCTTTGCAATTTGTTTTAATCTCTTCAAAGTTGTAAGTGAAGTATAATTATATAAACACTTAAAAAGAATTAAACCTAGAAAATTTTATAGGGAAAATTCTTTAGTTGTTCTCCTTTAGTCTATTAATATAATAAAAAGTCTCTATAGGGTCGTTATTATAATCTGAAATATTTTTAACATTATATTTAGCTTTTATTATGTCATTTTCTTCTAAATCAAGAAAGCTAGAAGTAAACCACTTTAATTGATTACCTAAATCATCATAAAAGCTATAAACATTAGTTTCACCATAATAACCTCTAAAAGAATAATAACCTTGATAAACTAAAACAGTTTCTTTTTTACCTGATTGTAGTTCGATAGAATTTTTACTTATATCTTTTAGTTCTTTTTGTTCTAATTCATAAGCATAATTTTCTGATTTCTTATATTCATCTGATAGTAAATATGCAGCAGTTCTTTCTTCTCTAAGTTCAATTTCTCTTAATTTTTTTTGTTGTCTTAAATCAGCAGCACGATTTAATTTAGCTAAATGCTCTTTTTCATAAAGTCTTGAATTGATAGTTTTTGCACCATTACAAGCAAAACAAACTCCGTCATAAATACCTATATAATGAGGTAAAATACCTTTACCATCACATTTATGACAATCTATTTTAGTAAAGAATTTACCATCAGAATTAAATGAAGGATTAGTATTTAAATCCCCCCATCTATAAAATAATTCTGTGTTCATTTTGTGTTCTCCCATTCTTGTTTGTCAAAGTTATAGTCCCATTCATTTTCTAGTTTTACGTTATGAGGAATAAAGTTTTGAATGTGAACTTCTTCACCTGATGCATCTAATGCCAAAGTCATATCAACTTTAATTCTTTTTGGTGTAAAACCAACAATAACATTACCACCTATCCACATTTCAGTTTGTTTGTGCCATTTAACAAAAACTTTGTCTCCGATTTTCATTTTGTTTTGTTCTCCTGTGTTCATGGTTTTAAATTAGACTTTTTTACCATAAATGCAAATATATTTTACATTTTTTTTATATTTATTTTACACAAGAAAAACCCCTATAAATAAAGGTTTTTTACATCTTCTTCTGTAATCATTCCTTTTTCCACCATTTTTTCTACAAATCCTTTATGTTTTTTTGCATATTCTTTAGAAAAATTAGTTGGATTTTTAAAAGATTTTACCCACCCTTGCAGCTTTAAAGTTTCTTCATCTGCCATAGATATTTCTGTAGGTCTTTCATCTAAATACTTTTCAGCTGATAACCAAAATGCAGGTTGTTTAGCAAATTTTTTATCATCTATAGATGAATAATAATCATTATAATAACTTGCTAATTCTTCCGGTTGTAATGCCCATTCCTTATCTAACTTACTATAATTTCTTAATGCCTGACCTTTACTAACTTTATTATTAATTAATTCCCAGAATATATTAAATTCAGAGGTATATACTTTATTATTAGACTTAGACTTAGACTTAGACTTAGATATAGAGGCTACAGTTTCGCTGTACCGTTCGCTTAGCGTTCGCTGTGCAGTAACTTGACCACCTCTAGAACCATTTAATTTATTTTGATTAGTTGTATTGACTGCTCTTATATATTCTTCCCTTAGTCTTTTTTGATACCAACCCTTGTTCCAATCAGAGCCATCATAAGTCCAATATAATTTTAATATCTTATCTATCTTATCATTATTTGGCTTTTGTGCATCACGACATAAAGTTTGAATAAATTCTTTATCATCAGGCAAATATCCTTCTTTAGACCAAGCATAAAATATTAATCTAAAATAAATCCCTAATTCATCATTAGTTAAAAAGCAAGTATCTGAATTGAAAGCATCAATCCATAAGTTCATTTTTGGCATAGTAGTCATTTTTTAGTTCTCCTTTGTTATAACATCTAATACATTTATAATCGTCTAACCAACTATAAATCTGTAACATCATATGTAATGTATAAGTTCTTTTACATTTCATACATTCCATTAAAGTATTTGGGTCAGGCTTTTTAGAGCCTTTCTTATTAACCATTAAATTATCTGACTAAAAGGTAAGTGTATTCATCTTTACTAAGTTTATTTTGATAAAGGTCAACTTGATTTCTTTTTGCATAATAAAGAATTTGCCTTGCAAAACCATGTAGTCCTCTATGGTCTGTGCCTCTATCTCTAGCCACAAAACCTTGATGGTAAATATAAATCTTACCTTCTCTTGGCTTTTTAATTATTCTGTCTATGTGTGCAGAGTCATTTATAATAATTGCGTTTTCGTATTTTTTTTGTTTGTTAAGCATAGTTTTCTCCTTTTAGTTGTTAATTATATTTTAATAATTCATTAATTGGAATTAATATCATTTCAGCTAAATTATTATCACCACCAAACACTCTATTTTTTTTGTGCTTTCTGGCAATATCTTTTAACCTACCTGTAGGTAATATAATTATAGAATTAATAGTATTGTTATCATCAAGAATAAAAGCATAAAATTCAGCTTTACTAACCGATATACCTGATGGCTTTCCATTACATTTAAACTCAACAGCAATATTACCTGTTTTCTTCCATAGTTTATCAGACTTAACCTCAATCTTTTTTTCAAATAAGATTTTAGCTAATTCCTTTTCTTTGACCTGACCATAAGCTAAGTCAATATCAAATTTATTGTTATCGTTATACACCCCAAATCTCTTTTCTTGCTTTAAGCATATTAGGACTATTCCAAATAAAGCTGCTTGTGTCAGGTTGATAAAGATATGCAAAGTCTTTTTTATCATTACATAATTCAAATGCTTTATTCATGCCTTTTAAAATGTTATGTATCTCAATCTTATGAGCATCTTCAAAAACAATTTCCTCGAAATGGTGCTTTTTTGGAGTGACAATGAAGAGATTACAAATCACCTTTTTATTGTACTTTTCTTCTAGTGCTTTTTTGTATACCCATTGTTGCAGCTTGTCGGAATGATTGATTGCCATTCTACCTTTAGTCTTTAAGTCATAGACTAAAAGCTGTTCTTCACCTTCATCATTAACTACAGAAAATACAAAATCAGAATAACCTATAAATTTAATACCTAATATTTCTGTATGTAGCTCTTCTTGATAAGAATGTAGCTTATAATTACCCATCTTCTCAAATAGAGGCTTACATTGTGAAAAAAACTGAGGTATTAACTCTAAATATTTTACCACCTGTTCTTGGTCATAAAAGTCTTTCAATGCCTCTGCAAACTCGTCTAAATGGGTTTTTAAAGGTAGTTCTTCACCCTTCATAAAGTTATGCAGCATTTCCTCTACGATATTGCCAGTAAGCATCTGAGGCGAAGGTATAAATTTATATCCATATATTTTCTGTAATATAAATTGACATGGGTAATTCTTAAATGAGTTTAAGCGACTGTAAGACATTGGGTTCATTCCCCATTTTTCAAAGTTTTTTATATGCATTTTAACTCCTCAAACCTTCTTATAAGATAACTTAATATGTCTTTTTCTATTTCTGCATTTCGACTTCTTTGACTACTTAACATTTCATACGATAAAATTAAAGCATCACGAATAATTTCAATAAATGCAGGATTATTATTTATATCTTTAAGTAATGTTTCTAATTTTGATTCAAATATATATTTTGATTTAAACTTTTTACTAGCAATAAGTGCTTGTTTTTTTGTGACTCTAGGCATTTGTTCTCTCCTTGTATTGTTCATAAAGTTCGTTTGCGTAATGTATAGGTTCAACACCTATTTTATCCCAAAAGTTTCTCTCACCCATTTTCTCGTGAATTTGTCTGTGATGAAAATCGCATATTGGAATAGAATTAGGGTCATGTCTTAAACCCATACCTATACGATTTCTTCCCTGCAGGTGGTGTGCAACTATCATGTGATAATTGCTAACACCCTCTATCTCACATGGGTAGCAAGGTAACTCGCATACCCACATAAGAAATTTCTTATCCTTGATGACTTTAGAATGGGATATCATCTCGGCTTTTAGGTTGTGTTGGTTCTGTCTCATTAGTAGGCTCTGCCGTAACTTCAGCTTTGCTGTTCCAATAATCACTATCAGAAATCTTTATAGAAACTTGGTCTGTAGGATTTCCATCTTTAGTTTGTGTTTTCTTCCACAAAGCCATTTCATAAAATTTACCTTTTTCTAAAATAATAGTTTCATCAAAACTCATCTTAGAGTTTGAGTAAAGTGGTAAATTATCTCCGTCTTGTTTTCTTTCGTTTTTAAATAGACTTAACCAAGTCATTATAAACCTCCTTTGGTTTGTTGTTGACCATTATTGGTCGGTTGTGTTTTAGCAGGTGTTACTGATGCTGCATTTCCATCATCTTCAAAATCGCCTTCAAGATTTAACATAGCTTGAATATGGTATCTACGCATATAAGTAATTGCAGACCCCATAGCTTGGCTTGTCATTGTTGAGTTTCCTAAGATTGATTTTGATATTTCTTTTTGACCACTTGGTAAGTGATTAAGTTTAGTAATCAAAAAATTCATTCCATCTTCATAAGTAACATTATAAATAATATTTAAATCATTATTCATTAATGCTTCCCTGCATGAAGTGAAGATATCGTTTAAGGTACTGTATTCGTGAGGCTTACCATTTCCCGTTTTAAAGAAATTGTTTTTACCGGACTTTTTAAGTTCCTTAAATTCTTTTCTAGCTTTTTCTAAAGCTATTATTAAGTAGTCATTTCGTTCGTTCATTTTTAGTTCTCCTTGTTTATAATATAGCATGACCTCTTAAAGTCATACATTTATCAACCATTGGCTTGTAAGAATATTCCATCTTATCAGGTAGCCATAAAAGTTGAGGTCTTACATACCAATTATAACCTACCTTGACACTTTCAATAATAGAATTGGTATTTTCTTCTGCGATTGATTTACAGGTTTGTAAATCGTCATCATATCTTACTGCCACTTCCTTACCATTATTTCCACGACTATCGTGAATAGGTTTGTAAGTGCAAGAGATTTGCAACAGCATTAGAATTGCTATCGTTATCTTTTTCATTTCTAGTTCTCCTTAGTTCCTCTTCTATAGTCATAGCAGGTAATGGAAATTGAGTCCAACCTCTTCTTGTTGGGTCTAACAATTTCTCAATAATAAATTCAAATGGTTTATGTTCTTTTTTCATTATTATTTACCTCTATGTTTGGCTCTTGTATCGTACAGTCAGGACATTGATTAACATAGTCACCATCAACAAAATAATGATTTCCGTGGCATATCTGACATATCTGTTCGTTTTTTTCTAGTTCTTTCTCCATAATTTTCTCCTTATTTTCTTGTGCTTAATACTTCGTTTAATATTAACTGAATAAAATCAGGTTTGCTAATCCTATAATCAGACTTATCCAAATAATTATTTATTTGTTTTAGTGTTTCATCATAAATATTAACTGTAGTTATTTTACGATTTTTAGGTTTGCCAAAATTTATTATCTTAGCCTTTAAATTGTCTTGCATTTTCTATCTCCTTTCCTTTTTTATTACTAAAATATTCGTTGTTTAATATTTTACTAATTCTTTTAATCTCTTTTGCTTTTTTCTTTTGCTGCTTCTCATAAAGAACTTTTAATATATAGCTATTCTTTACCATTATTTATTCTCCTTATAATGTGTAATGTTAATAGTTCTACTTGCTGCTTTTTCTTGCTTGTATTGCAACCACCCAAAATAAATCAGGTAGCCACAACCAATGATTAAAAATAAATCTGCTCCGTTCATTATTGAACTGCCTTTGAATTTTCAAATGTTGATTGAATTTCCATTTTAACATTTCTGTCGTATATAATCTCAGTATCTAATTTTCTTTTATAATTTTCTGCTCTTGATTTTTGTTTAAAATCTTTCATGTCAATAACTGTTTCAATAAGGTCACCATGTACTACATCTAATTGTAGTAAAAAAACCATATATCTTCCGTTACCACCATTTTGTTTAATTTTTGTATCTCTCATTTTTTTGTTCTCCTTGTTAATGATTTTAATTTAGACTTTTTTACTACTTTTGCAATAGAAAAAATAATTATTTTATATTTTATTTATATTCATTGTAAATCAAGGTTTTTTATATAACTATGAGTAAGTTCTTTTTGAACAGTTCTCCTCCATTGATTAGTGTAGTTTTCTCCCTGCACTAATCTATTTTGAATTACCTAGTGGGATTTATCGTAAATTATTTAAATGAGGTCTGTATAGGCTTTAAAACGGTTTTTAAGGGGTACTTTTTCATATAAGTTACATCAGATTTAAGTATATTATGACCTGAGCCTAAATCGGTGCTACTTCTCATAGTTGATAGGTAATATGCTTTATCGTCCTCAAACTCTAAAAATCCGACCACTTCACATTCTTCTATAATACATTCTTGTTTAAATTCTTCTTTAGATAGCCATATATTAGAGCCTGATGAGTGGTCTAGGAATTTTAGATAGACAATCAATTAGTGTATTAAGTTATGTAAAAACCATAAAGCAATTATAAAAGCACAGAGTTTTGAAATATTACTCCATGATGAATAATCCCCTATTGCTTCTGCAATTTTAAACCATCTTCTTTGTAACCAAAAAATCATTTTATACCTCTTTTCTACTTTACTGCTGTTCCACGAGTTTTATCGAAAGAACGCAAACCTGCCATTCCTAATAAAGAAACAACAAGCGGCATTAAAACACTCATGTCAAGGCTTGGCAATGGTAAAGTTTCAATCTCAAATATAGCAATAATAAACATTAAGAATTGCTTTAAAACAAATTCCCAAAATATAGCTAACGCACAAGACATTCCTATAAGTGGTCTCCAAGACCTTTGCATGATACCACCAATACCTGTTGCGGTTGACTTCGCATCAGCAATATTAATATCCATTTGTTTTAGATTTAATTGGTTTTCTAATTCTTGAAGTTTAATTTTAGCATTTGCTTTTTCTTCATCAGAGGTATGTAGTTCATCTAAAATTTTACCTACACTACCGACTAATCCACCACCTAATAATTTATCAAGCATTTGATTTCACATCTTCTAATATTTTATTTTTCATACTGATAAATTTATCTACAGTCATATTCAATATACCTGTTCTTAAAGAAAAATTTTTTTCTGACCAATTCTCTAATCTTTCTTCCATGAATTTAATTTGTAAGTTTTTTTCCTCATTCATCTTTTTTAAATCTCTAATTTCTTTTTTTAATTCTTTTTCTGTTGACATTACGCACTCCTCATTCTTTCTGCTAAATGATTAATTCTTTTAACTATACCTTTTGTTTCGCTTCTTCCTAATTTACTATCAAGTAATTCATCAGCTGCTGTATTGTAATCTTTTTTTCTTAATGCTGCTCTTAAATTTTTCCACATTAATAATTTTGGTAAACCCATCCAAAAAGAAAGTTCGCAACAGATTTCAAAAGCTAATTCACTAATATCATTTTCACTTATAAATTTTCTAGCATCATCAATAGCTACATTTAAATCTGTTGTAAAAATAACATCAACATCAGTATTAGTTAATTTTTTAGTAATTAAATGTTGCTCATCATGTCTTATTAAATGTCCTATGGCTGTTGACCATAGACCTTTCGTGTCCTTATAGGCTGAATACCTAATACCTTCCGATTTTGTAACTTCTCTACGCAATCTAACTATATTCATTTCTTACTCCTTAAACTTGGTAACATTTCTTGTATTATATTAGCAATATCTATAAATAAAACTTTTAATAATCCTATATGTATTTCTAAATGACAATTCTCATTAAAATTGTCTATTTCATCTTTAGTGCAAGTTACTCTTATCTTGTTGCCTATTCTAACTATTCTCATATATAAATATTTTTATCCCAACTACCATCGTTATTCAAGACCATTGGCACAATATATGGAATACCTTCTGTAATTACACCACAAGAAAGAACAGGCTTTGCTAAATTGACTTTCATATATGCCATAGCTAGAGATTTTTTATCTACTAAACAACCTACACTCATTCCCCAATTTAAATGAAAATCATTAGCTATGTAGGAAATAGAACTTGAACAATGATAGTGGCCCTGCACACACGACATTGCTGATTGTTTAACTGCCTTAGATATATCTGCTGATAATTGATGAGCAAACATTATTCTACCTTTATCCGTTTCTATAATATGTTTTTCTTTCCATTTCCAATCTCTATTCACATCTAATATTTCATTATAATCTTTAATAAAAAACTTTGACATTCCTTTAGCCATTGCTCTGCGTAATATCATAGAGCCATGATTGCTTTCTAATAAAACCATTTTAGGAAATATCTTTTCTAACTGTCCACATAAAGACCGACCAATTAATAATTCATCAGCAGGACTTGGTAAGTCAGGATTTATAACATGAGAAACATTAACAGAGTGCCAATCCATTTCGTCACCGATATGCACGACAGTATCAGGTTTATAAACTTTTTTTAATTTAATAAGAAAGGCAAAAGTATCTTGATGATGATATGGAAAGTGAGTATCCGAAATCACCAATATTCGTTTATTCATACAAATATATATTAATTATTTTAAATGTTTTGTATATCTTTAGTTGTGCAAAATCCGGTTGTATGTAAATTAGGAATTTCACTAGATGCTTTATTTACTTCTCTTAATGATATAATACATTCTTCCATAGTACTATATGGGTTTTTATGTATTTCAGTAACACAAGTTTTATCTAATGCTAAGTCTTGTTGTTGTAAACAAAATACTACAATAAGAAATACATTCATTTAATACCTAGTAATTTTGTAACAAATACAGTTATTGCAATTACTATTCCACCAAACAAAGCAACTGCTTTAATTCCACCTGCACCCATGTTCATTCTAGCCTTTAATTGTTCTATATCTTGCTTATTTTTTTCAAGGTCTTTATGAATATGGTCTAGCTTTGACTCCATAACAGTTAATTTAGTAATTAATACTTCTATTTTTTGATTGGTGGTTAATTTAGATAAATCAGGCATTACATATTCGCTAACGGATTGGATAAAGATTTCTGTATCTTAATATCAAGTGCTTTTTCAATAGCTTTTAATTCATCTTGAATTTCTCTGCTATCTGCCTTTTGTCTATCTTCAACATCATTCACAATGGTTGTGATATGTCTATTGTCTTGCTCAATTTGACGAATTTGAATTTTTAAATCATTTTTTAAATCTTTTGCTACATCTGATATGAGGGTTACTTCATCTAATATCATTGATAATTCTGAATTAATAACGGCTATTTGCCTATCATAAGCACTTAGGTCAGGACTTACAAAGTTATTGATTTTTTTTTCCATAGATAAATATCTTTGATAAACCTCAAAAGAACCATACAAACCACCGATAAAAGTAGATATAGCGATAAGAATAGCAAATATCTTTCCACCCTTAACCTTTAATCCTGCAAATTCTAACTCTGCCATAATTACCTCGTATATTGGCTATTAATAAATTCGTTATGTTTATAC